CCTTCATTTGCTTTACCTATAGATGCTGCAAAAATCAGTGCTAGTGGATTAGATAGTGTTAGATTTACATTATATGGAAATGGAATGGAACTTAGCATTGGAACCCAAGGTGGAACTTTTTATCCACTTGTAAGTCCTATCAATACTAAATTAAATAATACTGATAGACGTTATAATTTTAAACCAACTAATAATGCTACTGAATCATTATATCCAAAAATGGCGTTATACACTTTAGGTGATGAATTATCTGTTACTACATATAATGGTTTAGATCAAACTGGTTGGATACCGCCTACCCAAAAAGAAGAAGGAAATAACGATGGTATTTTTACACCAGGAACTGATTGGTATAGTAGTCAAATTGCTGATAATCCAAGACGTATTAGATTTTTAGATAAACGTGATTGTTTACAAACTTATAGTGCTAGTTTAACAGATTATAGTTACAATTTAATTAATGCATCAAGTAGTCCAGATTATAATTTTGTAATTATTGCTGGTCCTGAACGTGATTTAACATCTCGAGGTCAACCAGTAGCATATACAGAAACATATTTAATTGGTTTTGGAGAAGGTAGAGAACCAAATATGAATAATGTATTAGGTTTTGGAAAACTATCTGTATTAGAACAATCTATATATGGTAATGGATTAGGTCGAAGCAGTGTCATAATTACTCCACCATCACAATCATTATTCAAAACACATGATGCATTTATAAGAGTTAATAACTTGACTGGTGTTTCATACAACGGTGTAAAAGGATCTATTAGTAAAATACTTTATCATATTCCACGTTTTGATAATTCTGGTAATAAGGAAGGCAATTTATACTTTGCTCCTGGTGAAAAAACATTTATAGAACTAGGTAATACAGAAAGAATGATACTTAATCAACTTGACGTAGACGTTGTAGATAGAAGTGAACGTTTAGTTGATGATTTGATAGGTTCGACAGTTGTAGTATTATACATTAGAAAGGTAAAACGTTAAATATCGATATATAAATATTAAAATTAATATAACTTAACCTATTTTTTTAATTTAAATATAAAATAAATTTATATTAATATATATAAATGAGTATTAACGATGATTTATTGCCAGAAATGATCGCACCTCCTCCTAAACAAGAACAAAATATTAAAGTTAGTATCAAAGATCCAGATTTTCCAGATCCAGAACCAGATGAAACTGAATCTGTAGAAGATAGTATAGAAACTGAATCAGTAGAAGATACTATAACAAATGAAGTAGAAGTATCATCTGAAGATGAGATTATACCAGAACCAAAAAAAAGAGTAGTTATACCAAAAAAAGATATTTTTAAAAGTATTGAACCTAGTGATGTTCCCAAGTTACAAAAAGTAAAACAAAAACGTAAACCAAGAGGTCCTGCCAGTGAAAAACAATTAGAAACATTAGCAAGAGCAAGAGCAAAAGGTGCTGAAACAAGAAGGAGAAAAGCAGAAGAAAAAAGAAAAATTAAGGAACTAGAAGATAAAATAAAACAGCAAGAAATAGAAGAAAAGAAAAAATCTTTAGAAAATAAACTAAATAAAGTTACTTCAGTAAAGAAACAAGTTTTTAAAGAAGAAGAAGTTGCTGAACCTAAAGTTGTTGAATCTAAACCACCAGTCGATAAAAAAATTGTAGAAGATACTATTGAAAAAGCAGTAGCAAAAGGAATTGCTGAATTCGAAATGAAAAGAAAGGAACGCAAAGCAGAAAAGAAAAAGAGATTAGAAAAGGAAGCATATGATAAAAAGGTTTTAAACACAGTTCATAAAGCAGTTAGTCCAGATGATTATTGGGCACAATGTTTTCGCTAAAATTAGCATATTTATTTGTAATATCCATTTTCGATAAAAATTTACTATTTTTAATAATTCTTTCATTTAAATCTGTATTTTGTGATTTTGATTTTTTATCTAATAATTTGTTTTCTAATGTTGTATAAGTTTGCGGTATTATTAACATATCTGTATTTTTTACATTTTTACAACTTTCACATTTTTTACAATGTAATTTTTTAAACATATGCATAGTTTTAATATTATTAAATTCTCTGTGAATACCACAAGTTGTATGTAGTTTTACAGTATTTCCACTTCTGTGAATACCATCCGATGTTGTGTTTTTATCCATTTAATATATTTTATAATATTGATTATGTTTTAAATAATATAAAAAACAAACTATAATAAATTTATAATACGATAAAAATAAATAATATAGTTATAGATAGTATAAACATGAATGTTCCTAAGATTATGCCTGTTTTAGATCCTCAAAATACAAGTGCCAAACCGCATCATCCATTTTTACCTAAGGTTGATGTCGATGTACAAGGTGGTGGTAGTTTATTATTAATGATTGCACCTGTTAAGTGCGGTAAAAGTACAATAATTAGTAATCTTTTTTTGAATGAAGATTTTTACGGACAAGAATTTTTTGATGATGTTAAGATTATTAGTAACACAATTAAGAACGATATAACTAGTCGATTTTTAAATAAGGCATTTGAAGTTTACGATTTTTACAGTGATGATATTATAGATGGTATTGTTGAACATCAAAAATCATTTGAAAAAGAAGATCAACCGCAAATTGCTGTTGTATTAGATGATTGTTTAGGTAGTATTAAACGTGAAAGTAAAATTAATCATCTTGCCAGTCGTTATCGTCATTTTAATATTAAAATGCTAATTATTAGTAGTCAAAAATTTACTGGTAGTGTAAGTCCTATCATTCGTTCGAACTGTACCGATATAATTGTCGGATCTCCCTTCCCAAATCAAAAAGAATTAATGCGTATTGCAGAAGAATATGGAGATCAATTTGGCGGTCCAGATAATTGGTTAAAGTTGTATAGAAAAGCAACACCTAATAAATATGATTTTTGTTACATGGACCTCCAGTCCAATCCCCCAATTATGTACTCAAACTTTGAAAGAGTTGTAGCAACTGGAGGATATGCCGGAAACAATTCAGATGAATCTGATGAAGAAGATATGGATGATAATGAATAAATCATCGATGAATAATTTATTTTTTTTAGGTTTCATTTAAAATATAATTTACTATTATAAACAAATGACAACATTAGGAGTAGGACGTTACAATGCAATTATGGGAGAAAACTTAACTGCTGATAATAATGCTTTACTTGAAAATCAACAGAATTTATTAAGTTATCACACGAATCAAAAAGATGACAAATTAATAGAAGAAGGTGAAAATCAAAAGATTGGAGCACAAGATGCTGGCGCTGCCACATCTGCTGTAAGTAACTTAGCAAGATTCGCTGTTAGAAAACAACAAACTGGTAAATCATTTGCTCAATTAGCATCAGAAGATTTAGGTATTAAAACAACTCCAAGTGCACCAGCAGAATCTTTTAATACAATTCAAACATCCGCAGGTGATGTTCCAAGAAATTCCGCCAATGCTACTCAAGGAACTCAAGCAGCAGAAGATACCAGAACTGTTCCTGAAGCAAATGCCACTGAAGGACCAGCAGCAACTGGAACTACTACTGAAGCAGCAGCAGAAACTACAAGTGAAGCAACTAGTGCCGCCGCAGATGTTGGTGCCACAGCAGCAAAAACTGGTGAAGAAATAGCAGAAACTACGGCGAAGGCAGTTGCTGGTAAAGCAGCATTTTGGGGTGGAAAAGCATTAGGAAATGTTGGAGGTGCTATAGATTTAGTTAAAGATATTCAATCTGCAGCAAGTGGTGGTAGTTTTTTTGCTGGAAGTGGAAAATCATTAACGGATGAAATTGGTAATGGTTTATCTCTTGCCGGTTCAGTATTAGATGTAGCAGGAATTGGTTTACCATTTTTAGAACCCTTAGGTGCTGCATTAACTGTGGCAGGGGGTATTACAGAAACTGTTGGTGGATTAGAAGATCAAACAGATATGGAAAATAAAACAACAAGTGATTATAATTCAGGTAACGTAAATGCTCCAGTACCGCAAGGATCTGCTGGTTTAGGTTTTGTAGCATCTGCCCCAACAAATCCGATGAAAATGATAACTGGATCATCTACTTTTTAAAAAAAAATATATAAAATTATTATAAAGTTTATATTATAAAAAATGCCAATTAATAGTTTCTGGACTGCCGATGATAAAATTCCAATTGCTCAAAAGAAAGTTTCTGTTCCAAGTGATAATGGATTAGAATATTCTGCCGGACAGAAGATTATAATTAATGTTCCACCTACCGTTCAATATATTCAACCTCGTGAATCTTATCTTTCATGGGATGTAAAATTATCTCAAACTGGTGGTCAACCAACACGTCTTATGCTTGATGAGACATTAGGTGCACAAGTTCTTATTCGTGATATTTTTATATATTCTGGAGGAGTTGGAAATGTTTTACTTGAGGAATATCAAAATTACAATGTTTTAACTAATGTTAAATATGATTATGAAACTAATGCTACTCTTCGTAGTAAGAGAAGTTTAACTGAAGGTGCTCTTCATCATTCCGTTCAGTGTCGTGGTAGTTGCGGAACTACAGAATCGCATAAAAATGATTGTGTAACTAATCCTTATTTTAAAGGTCTTGATGAATCTGCTTCTAGCGTTAGTGCAGCATTTACAAATGATGATTACCAAACTGTTCGTTGTTTACTACCAATTAATACTGGTATTTTTAGCAATGATAAAGTATTCCCTGTTCTCATGACAGAAGGTTTAAAAGTTGAAATTGTTCTTGAAGAAAATACTAATGTTTTCAGACGTTTAGATACTGTTATGCCAACTCGAATGCTAAAGAATTGCCCTATTTTCCATTCTACTAATGGTAGTGATCTAGCACCTTATAATGCTTCTACTGGCGTTGATATTACCACAATATATTTTACTAGAGATAATAACATGATTAATACTCCCCAAGTACCATTTGTTGTGGGTGAAAAACTTGGTCTATCAACTTTTGCTGGTGTAACATCTAGTTTTTCAAAAGATCCAATCATTTCACAAATTGATTATGATAGCGGTGCTGGTGATTACGGACTAATAAAAGTAACGTTAAATGGATCTGGAATGAATATTACTTCTGGTTCTGGAATTCATGAAGCATCTGTTGTATATTCTAGAAGTGATATTGGAACTCCTAAATTTACTGTATCGAATGTTGAACTTGTATTACAGCAATTAACTATGCCAGAAGGTTATACACGTAAGATGATGAGTATGATGAAGGAAGGTGGTTCAATGAATTATGATTTCCTATCATTTACTAATTACAAGTATTCTCAACTTGCTAGTGATACTGTTGCTAATATTCGACTTCCACTTAATCAATCACGTGCAAAATCTATTCTCTGTATTCCTACAGATTCTACTAACCGAACTGTTGCTGCTGATGCTTTTGCTGATGGAACTTATCTCATTAGTGAAGAGGATAATGATTACCTCAATTACAGTGACAAAACTGGTCTTGTAGGTGTGGCAGACACGATTAAGGATTATCAATTTTTTTATGACGGCAAGTTAAATCCAAGCAGAAAAGTGTCTTGTGAAAAAACTAGTTCTAGGACCTCAATTTCACAGCAGCATTTAATTGAACTTGAAAAAGCACTAGCACAAAGCAAGATTATCCCTTATTCATTCCGCGCCTTCCAGAGCAATTTTGTAATTGGCAGGGCACTATCTCTCCAAGATGGTGTATATGATTGTAGGGGAAAGGATTTTAATCTCCAAGTAGAATATCCTGCAACTGCCGGTCATAATCACCTTTGGATGAACTGGGTAGGACACATTCGTCGTATAGTTTTCAAGGGAGATGGAATTGAACTACTAGTTTAAATAAAACCTAAAAATATATACAAAATAAATAATTAGTTTTTTTAATTTAAAATTTTTATTATAGTTATTATTATAAAATAATAATGTCGCATCAACATCTAGAAATCGTCCCTTCAAATGTAACTAGTGATGGAACTCTCAGTTTCCGCAATGGTCAACCAGTCATACAATTTATTATCGGTGAAAGTGATAAATTTGTTTTAGGTGATAGTATTCGATTCACTGGCAATTTTCAAATCTTTTTAGCAGATGGTACCTTAAGCACTGCTGCTGATTCTCTAACTATTTCACAACGTCTAGGAATTTGGTCATGTATCGATCAGTTAGTCATCAAAAGTCAACGCACTAATCAAGTCGTTGAACATCTAAGGAATTACAATAGGTTTATGAGCAGTTATCTTTCTGCCACTAGTTCATTACAAGATGGATTATCTCATAATAATATGGAAGCATCTGTTGTTCCAAATCCAAATGCTGTAGAACAATCTGTTGTAAATAATACTGGCAATCTTGGAAAGAACCCTAATGAATTTTGTGTATCACTTCCTTGTGGTTTTTTCAACGGTGGTCAAGCAATTCCCCTCGCGAGTGATTGGGGTGTTGGAGGATTAATTGTTGAACTTCATCTAGCACCAGATAATAACGTTCTTTTTGCTAAGGACGGTGATGTCAGTGCAATCGGTGATGCTTATTATCAGTTTAAGAATGTAGCACTTACTTGTGAAGCACAGATTCCACAACCAGAAGATCTTTCGAAATTAAGGAGTTTACAAAATCAAACTTTTGAATACAATTCCTTTTCTTCGTATTACACAACTGTAAATTCTGGTAATGCTATTATTAACTTTAATTTAGGATTAAAATCTGTATTAGGTGTATTCTGTAATTTTATTCCAAGTAATTATATTAATAATCTTGCTGCCAATGGTCTAGAAACTTTATATCCTATTAATAGTGATAATACTACTGCTAATGTTACTCAGTTAATCTTTACTCGTGGTGGTGAACGTTTCCCATTAGAATACAATATTGATACTGTACAGAGCATTACAAGTGCTAGTGATAATACTACTATTGATGCACAGATTTACAGAAACTACATTAATTCAATTCAGTCATTTTCTAAGAATATGCGTAATAGTTACAAACCAGAAAATATGAAACTTGTTAATGCATCTAATGCTAATACTTTCATTGATGGTGGTTGCGGTTACGGTATTGGAGTTGCACTTGATACTATTAGTAATGCTGGTGTAGATTTTTCATCTACTAACTTTGGTATTAACATGACAATGGATCTTGTTACTGATTTCCCTCAAAGTGTATATATGTTTGTTCATAGCAAAAATACATTAGTTTTTAATCAATCTGGTTTAGAAGTTATGAAATAAATCTTTGATTTATTAATCTTTGATGAAATAAACAAATAAAAATATGTTAATCGAAAAAACCCCACCTTTTTCGAAATTATTCAGTAAATTAAAAAAATAAAATAGGCAATAAGTTTTCTAACATTTATCTAAATTTTCCCACATTTTCTATTGTATGAAAATCGTAATTTACTGAACGTCCAATGCCGTCCGTTAAAATTCAGTATTTTTTGTAATGTCCCTTCGGCAATACCATTCCCCACATTTATCTAAAATTTCCCACAAACTCTCTTGTATGAAAATCTTAATTTACTGAACCGTCCAATACGTCCAATACGGTCAATACGATTTTCACTTTTTTGAAAATGTTTTTCGATTTCCATCTGAATTTTTTGCCAAAATCCGTGGACGTATTGGACGGCATCAATATATATTTAATTGATTAAATCACAAATTTTTTAAAAATAAATATTTAAATTTTTATATGTTAAAAGTATATAAATGAGTTCATATACCGGACCACCACAAACTGAAATGACCCCTTCTTCTGAAATGGGACAACCTGCTCTTCCTTCAAGTGCTCCTGGACCAATACCTGATCTGGTAAAAATTGGTTCTGTAGATACTAATACAGCAATTTCAGTAGACACAGATGTTCTTGATCCAATTGTTTCAAATACTAATTTTATGAGATACAGATTACAAAATAAAGGTATTCTTCATTCAAATTCTAAGTTAACATTTTCTGTTACTGCTGGTGGCGGAATTGATGCATATTATGGATTAGGTGTAGGAGTTATGGGACTTATCGAGCGATGCCGTCTTGTCGTTGGAACCAAAACTCTTTGTGAAACCCAGGATTTTGCACATTTTCAGGGATTTAAGAGTATGTTTGTAAATCCAGAACATAACAAACAACGTGAATCTGTAACTACAGGAAGGCAAATGTGCCGTAAATGGTTATATGATGACGGACAAAACGCATGGGGAGGTAGTTCCCAATCATCTTTTAATGCTTCAACATTTACAATTGATATTGGTCGTGAACCAGATAAGTTTAATAAAAGTGTAACTAATACTGATGTAAGATTATTTAAATATCAACTTATTGATAATGTACCAGTTTATCAGATTCCTTTGTCTGAATTATTTCCTTTCCTTAAAATGAATCAGTTACCACTTTACATGATGAAGGAGGAAGTAACAATTGAAATATTTTTCCAGGATAATCAAAAACTAAGAGCATGTATCGGTGCTAGCGGAACTGCTGATCAGACATACACGGTTAATACAACTGATTGTCAAATGATTGCTGATTACATTTACTACCCTCAAGAAATGATGTTAGCATATCAGAGTGCGAATCCAAAGATGTCATTTAGTTATGTTGATTATCGAATTGCTAGGCATACCGTAATTGGAGCATCTGGAACAACTAATACTCAAATATTAAATGTTGGAGGTGCTGGAAGAGTTGTAAATAAACTATTTTTTGGTTTATCAACTAGTGGAGTAGATCAAGAAAGTATTCTTAATAATTTCTGTGCCCAAGGAGTTCAAGGTCCAGATCTAGTAGGAACTACAGCAGATAGATATGGTGAATTTACCCATAATGTAAAATATAATGACCATCTATTATATCCAGTAGATATTAAAAATCGTGCAAGAGTGTATCATAATATTACTCAAGCAGAAGGTGGTGTACCATTTATTAGTAAATCAGAATTCACTGATGAAGGTGATTTGGTAACACCTAGTAAATTTATGGGACAAGTAGTAGATACTTCAATTGAAAATCAATCATTTTATGTTGAAGATCGTCTTAATCGTGGCGAACGTATCAATAGTCGTGGTATTGAATTATATAATACTTGGAATTATCTCCAAGATGATGCTGCTACTAAAAACTTTACACTTCGTTGTTGGTTAGAACTTGTTCGTTTTGCTACCCTTGAAAATGGATACATGACTATTGGTTACGCATAAACTATAAATTATGCTTCGTCTTTAGCGTTCATTATCCAGATGAATTGTTAAAGCAAAAACTAATTTTCTTTTTTTAATCATATTTTAAAATCTATTATATATATTAATATAATGAGTCAACCATTTACTGATACATATATTTTAGAATGCAATCGTGTTCATTCTTCACAATATAATGATGATGAAAATACTA